CACCACTACAATTACCATGCTGCCAAGAATATACACAAGATTGTTGTCCAAAAGCTAAAACAAAAGCCGGATTCTTAAGACACTCAAACACTGCTTCTCTAGCAATGTTACCCTCTGGATCGAACTCGCCATAAAAAGCGCGAGCTAAAACCATTACAAGATTCATAAGAAACCACAACTGGAATTTGTCAAACTTACTAAAATCAGCCGCAAAACCATACTCACCAACACTGGTCATATGGGTATAAAGATGCGGCCATTCTTTAGCAGGATTACAACCAATAAGAATACCATTCTTAATTCTATTCTCGATGATCCATTTTACAAGACCACCAAAAGTAGAAACAAAAACAGGTATACTATTCTTATCAGAACCATGAAAAAGTCTAACTTTATCACCTTGTTTACATTCTACTTTAAGATGGTTTTGGAAAAGGACTGGCAAAGCCTCACCTTGCTTAGCCCTCTCCAAACCATCCTCACAAATCTTAACAAATGTCTCAGACATAGGATTATCAAAATCATAATCCCCATCCGTTCCAAAACACTTCTTAAATTTGACTGGGTCCCAATCCATAATTTTACACATGTGGGTAAGGCTGGGACCAATACCTGATTTGCGGTTTAAACCACGCAAACCACCTCCTCCCACAATCGCTTGCCTAATAGGGATGAGACCTCTCATCTCATCCGTAATAGGACTGCTCGTATTTATTATATCTGACACAATAAAACTTGAAACAATATCAACATCAACTGGATTAACAACAACGTCTTTGTTACCTCCATAGTTTTGGATACCCTCAATAAGAGGGTCTTTTAAAACTCCATCAACTATACGAGGATTTAAAAACGTCGGCATCTTAGTCAATTTTCCGTTAACTCCATACTCTTTTTTAATAAAAGGAAAGAGCTCTGAACGCCTGATATTATTTCTCCTATTAATTGTAACTTCATTAATACCCCCAATTGGTATATGATGGGGGGCAATAGGAGCAGTGACATCTGTAGAAACTATATAAGGGCTATAAGATTTACTTTGATTCGTCACAGAGTTGGCTATATTAACCATATTTTCAATATTACTGTCAACACTAGTGAACCGATCAGTTGCTTTGATTGTAGACAAGGCAAACTTATCGATCCAATCGTAATCTTCTTGAAAATACGCAGCACCAAAGCCATACTTAAGCAAATTTTGCCAAGCACTATGACGATACACTATGAAGGGATGTTGAAACACTTTATTCTTTTTGACCAAATGAGTAAAACTATTTGACCACATAAAACAAGGTGCATTACAATCTCCCGACAAAGTCTCAATATCTATCTGATAACCTCTAAAATTAGTTTCTACAAAAGGCAAAAGTTCTTCTTCAGTAGTGCCCACAACCCCTCGTGGTAATGGATACGTGAAATCTCCAACTTTAATATTTGCTGACATCGGTGTAACTAACCCTACATCTCTGTAGAATTTCACGGGATATCGCCCTTTTGACAGCATAGATAAAAATTCGGGATCTTTCACGGGCATTCTTTTAACAGCACAAGCATGTATCTTAGTACCAGAATGCATCTGAAAGAAAACTTCATCTCGCTCTGCTGAATTATCTCGTATAATCCAACGCACTCGTTTAAAGTCAGTCCAAGTAGCAGGAGTTGAGCGTGTAAGAATAGGCGTTAAACCTAATTCTATAGACACACAACTCTTCAACCTAGAGTGACTTATCATATCCCTAAGAATATGATAGGGTAAGTTATACAAATGACCTCTCAAAGCTAACGACTTACATTCGTCAACAGATCTGACAACAACAGTGCCATCAGGATTGGTCGATGTATAACGCACCCAAAAGGTATAATAGTTCTCCAAAGTAGCAATAGCATAATCCCATTTCTTATCGCCTGGTATAGCACCTTGAGTTTCCACAACGGAAGCTAAAGGTAAGGCAACAGGAATATCAGGTTTAACAATACTACTACGATGGCGAGCTAAAATACTATCTCTGGAACAGCAACTCATATTATGC